TCGTCCGGCGATTTGGTTGGGTGGTTTGTCCAAAGGCGGTGATGTGCGGGTATTGGTGGGTGCGCAATACGACCCGGATACCGCCAACAAGCTGCAAAAACCCAACAAGGTCAACGGCATCGTGCAAAACATTGTCGACACCCCACGCATCAGCGGTAACGAATGGTATCTATTCGGAGATCCAACCGTAGCGCCGGTTGTTGAAGTCGTGTTCCTGGATGGCCAATCAGAACCCATGTTAGCGATGGAAGAGCAGTTCAACACCGGCGGCGTCAATTACCGAGTGGAATTGCCATTCGGCGTGGGGGCCACCGGTTACGAAGGTGCTTACAAAAACCCAGGCGCATAACGCTTTGACCTGATGCCAGTAGGTGGCCCATGCCGCCTACCATGGCCAACCCAATGAGGAATTAAAAATGGCAACAAATTATAAACAAGATGGCGACATCATTGACTGGACCAATGGCGGCAGCGCTAAATCATCCGGCGATGTCGTCGTAATTGGCAGCAACGGCGATGCCTTGATCGGCATTGCACTTACCGATATCGCCGGTTCGGCGACGGGATCGGTCGCGCTGGAGGGCGTGTTCGAAGTGCCCAAAGTATCCGCTGCGGTGATCGCACAGGGTGAGTACGTGATCTGGGATGCGTCAGCAGGGGCATTTGATGACAATGCCGCCACGCCGGCATCTGGCGATGTCTCAGAGGCCGCGATTGCCTGGGAAGCGGCAGGTAACGGCGTCACCACTATCCAGGTCAAGCTGATTGGCAAACCTGGCGTGCTGGCTTAGGCATGAACCCACTAAAAGACATCCCATTGGAAGCGGCCGGCGGTGGTATTGCCGGTCTGGGAGCGTTGTGGGTCATGCTACGGCATTGGGCAGTACAAAGCGCCACGGATGGCGCTGCTATTGATGCTGCACATGCAAAAAGCGATATGATTAATTTATTGCTGGATGAAGTCAAGCGTTTAAGCGAGGTGAATAAAACGCTAGTGAAATCATTAAATGACGCTACGTTTGAAATTAGCTTTTTACAAGCCGAGGTTGCCGCGCTGCGTGTCGCGGTTAACGGTGTATCTGGCGTGGTTGACACAATAGCACATCGTAAAACAGATACGCCGGATTGGGTGCCGGAAAACGAGCGCCGATCAACGCATTTTCGTCATATAAAACAGGTCAAAAAAGCATGAAAAGCCTGATTTTATTTTGTTTGTGTGCCATCGGTTGCAGTCACATACATTATGTTCGCACGTATGCTGATGGCAGTACGCTAGATGTAGTTGGGGATGAGCTTGGTGTCGATAAAGCGTTGTCAGGATTTAAATATCAAACCGGCGATACCAACATAGGTATTGATAGCCTAGACCAAAACCAAACCAATGGTTTAGCCGCAATTACTGAGGCAGTGGTCAAGGGCGCCATAAAAGGCGTGGCACCATGAATCTTATGTCATTAATGATGATTGGTTTATTGGGGCTATTTGCGCATTGGGCCAAGCGCTATGGCAGGGGGCAAATAGGTAGCAGTTTTGTTGAATACATGCTGCATTATCAACGCCAATCAGTTGCGTCAATGGTATCTGTTTTGATGACCGTCTTGGTGATTTACTGGCATTTAAACGGCGCTGCGCCTGGCGAAAATGCGTTTATTGAAGCATTGATGGCCGGCTACATTGGTGACAGCGTAATGAATAAAGATAAGGCCGACTAATGTTTGCTGCAATGGATGACGCTATTTTAGCCGCGTTTGCCGAGCCATTTACCTATAAAGGTGCTGTAGGTGATGTGGTGCTGCAGGGTGTATTTGATGAAACCATTGATCCCGCAAAAATAGGTGGCATTGGTGTGCAAGATCGAGAATTTACGCTGTCTTTGCCACAAGCTATCGTTACTGCAAACGCTATTGCATTACGCAATAAAGTACAAATACGCGGCATGGATTATCAAATTGTTGATATTAAAGTTGACGTCACCGGCATGGCGACATTGTTTTTGAGGGCGTATTGATGCTGACCCTGCAAACAGACATTATCAGCCGGATACAGTCGCAAGTACCCGGTTTTACAACCATTGCCAACCCGTCAGTTTTAGCAGGTTTACGCGACATTGGCCCGCTGTTGCCAGCCTGTTTAGTTATTCCAGGGGCTGGTAATCCGATCGAACAAAAAGTACCGGCGCTACCGACTGTTGAGGGGCAGGAGTGGGACGTTGTTATCATTGTGGCACATCAGCATACCGACGCTGTAGACGGATTGACAGAGCAGATAGCCGGTACGTTTATGAGTAATGTCATTGGGGCCCTACACGGCTGGAAAACCGGCGTAACCCCACAAAAGTTTGGCTTTATCTATGCCGGACGTGATAGACCGGCATACGGGATTGGATACGCCGAATTTACGATGACGTTTAGCGCTAATTTTGTGGTGGGTGGTTAGTTATGTATCACATAGAGAAAAAAAATGAATGAAGTGAATAGGCGTATTAAAGTTGTTTTAGCGTTGCCGCATAATCATGGTGGTATGGCTAAAAAACCGGGTGAACTGATCGATGTGACGCATAATCAGAAAGAATGGCTGGGATGGCGTGGCATTATTAAACCAGAGCAGGATATGCAAGATGAGCAAGCGGACGATTAGATTGCATGAGGCTTTATTGCGATTGGCAAAGGGCATGATTAAAGCCTGGGAAACCTGGCTGGAAGAAACTAAAGCAGAAACTAACTAACTTTTTAAACCAATCGAATACCCGGTAAGCCTCGCTATCGCCTCGCTTCCCACCATGGCCCTTCGGTTAATCATGAGGATTAACCATGTCAGGCGTATTAGCAGAAGGCACGCTATATTTTAATCAACTGGTCGGCGGTGTCGCACAGGGGCGCGTTAAATGGCCAGGTGTAGCAAAGTTGGCTATCAAACCAAACTCAGAACTGATTGAGCAGGTATCAAAAGATAAGGGTCAATACGGCCAAATAACAGGCTCTGCAGCGATCAACAAACCGGCTGAATTCGCCTTAACATTAACGGACTTAACCGGCTCAGCATTGGCAATGGCTTTGCAGGGGACTGAGGCCGCATATTCGCAGGGTAGCGGCACTGCTACTGATGAAGCTGTAACAGCCAAACTGGGTAAGTTTATCGATTTATCGAAAAAGAATATTACCGCCGCCAGTGTGGTTGTCACCAATGTGGGTGCAACAACTACATACGTTGAAGGTACGGATTACAACGTCAACTATGCCATGGGTTGGCTGGAAATTCTGACAACCGGAGCAATTACAGCCAGTCAGGCGCTATTGGTTGATTTTGCCTATGGAGCTATTGCTGGTACCAAAGTTAAAGGCGGTACACTGGCATCCGTCAAAGGCATGTTAGAACTGGACGGCAACAACCTATTTGACGGTACACCATTGAGCGTGACCGTATGGGAGGTGACATTGACTGCTGATGGTGAGGTCGATTTCATGTCAGACAAGCCGATCGAGCTGAGCATGAAGGGAAAGATGGTTACGCCGGCCAGTAAAGATGCACCGTATGAAGCGGTGATTGGGCAAATCTTCTCTTAATGCATAACGGCCATGGATGGCCTCAATAACTGATGAGACATAGCGAGCAAATCATTGTTTCAAAACGGCGGCTCATTGTCATCAGTGAGCTGCGCGTTATCGACGTGCGCCGCATGATGCTACAGCCGCAAGATGCACAATTTAATTCGGTAGTTATTCAGAGTTGTATTTCAATCGACACTAGCAAATTAAGCCATGCTGATAATGCAAAAATCAGTTCTGTTTTTGTCCGCATCAATAAAGCGTTTTATGACTCATCATCAAAATCAGACACCAAAACAGATCAGGTTAAGCAGCTGGATAAAACCTGCTGCAGCTTGATCGAGCTAGGCCATGCCGCCGTTTTTGATTACGGCTGGCGTTTCTTTTTAACCTGCATCGAGCAACATGAAAAATAATGGCTAGCTTAAAAGATTTAGCACTCAAGATCATTATCGGCGGGGAAGATAAAAGCGGTCCTTCGTTTTCATCCGCCCGTAAAAACGTCGATAGCCTGGGCGATGGCATCGCCAAGGTAAAATCGCAATTAACCGGTTTTGTGCAGGCTTATTTATCAGTATCTGCAATCAAGGGCGGTTTTGGCCTGGTCGACACATATAACGAGCTGCAGGCCAAAATCCGTCAAGTGGTGGGCGATAGCGACAAGCTGGCTGCCGTGCAAGATCGATTGTTTAAAATTTCTCAAGCCACTGCCTCGCCGATCCGTGACACAGTTGATCTTTACGCCCGCGCATCGGAAGCGCTTAAACGAGTAGCAGACGGTCAAGAGCTGGCGGCAAAGCTGACAGAAACTGTCAATTTGTCGTTTAAAGCCCAAGGTTCCCGCATGGCTGAAATGTCGTCTACGGTTACTCAATTAACGCAAGCGATTGGTACAGGTACCGTCACTTGGGAAGATTTCGGCAACGTTGCGCAATCGAATTTATTGCTGACCAATACGGCGGCTAAAAATCTAGGCTATGACGGCATCAGCGCATTAAAACAGGCGATATCGGAAAGCAAGGTCAGCGGCGAACAAATGACCCGTGCCATTGTTGCCGGGTTTGATGAGATTAAAGCCCGTGCCGATCAAATGCCAATTGGTGTTAGTCGGTCGCTGGTATTAATCGATAATGCCCTGATCAAGTTTGCCGGGGAATCGAATACAGCCAATACCGCGGCGCGTACATTTGCAGAAACATTACAGTTTATTGCCGGACATATCAATGAAATAGCGAATTCAGCATTAGTTGTTGCAGAAGTTTATGCTATTAAAATGGTCAGCGGCATGGTAGCCAGCGGCAAGGCCATGCTGCAGGCATCCGAGGCGGCCAATGTTAAGGCAGCAGCTGATGCCTTGGCTAATAAAGAATCAATAGCATTGCTGCAAACAGAAATTGCTTTAGCTAAAGCGCGGCAAACGGCGGCCATTTCCTCGATAGAAGCTGCCAGAATACAATTATCGCTGGCTGGATCTGCGGAAAAAACCGCAGCGGCTAATAAGCGATTGCAAGCATCAATTGCCGATCTACACGCTGCACAGGCGACAGCTGCCGCCAAGCAATCTGCATTGAATGCCGCGTTAGGCGGCGCGGAAGCTAAGGCCACGCTGGCAACCCGTGCCGTCAATATATTGGGTTTGGCTGTGCGCGGTTTGATGGTCATCCCGTTGGTAACGACGGTTGCAGATTGGCTATTAAAGCTAGATGTATTTTATGTCGCCGCTATGCGGGTGCAAGAAGCATTAGCTATCTTACTGACCGGCGCAAAAGCCATGTTCGACGGTGACAGCCTGAGTCAGCGTTGGGAGCAGGTCAAAAACATCCATGCTGAGTATAACGAGCTGATTGCAAAAAACAGCAATGCAAGCAAACAGGCTGCAGCAGAAACCAAGCAGGCCGAAGATGAAAAAGCTAAAGCTGTTGAAGAGGCCACGCAAAAACAAGCCGCTGCATTTAAGAAAGTACAGGATGCCACCAAGGCATTAACGGCGCAAATCGACGCAGACGCCAAACAGCAAACGCAAGCGATACAGCAAGCGCTGGCTGAAAGACTGGTGGCGATCGATGGCAGCAATCAACTCGATACCCAAAAAGACACCGCCCGCATTCAGGCTAAGCTGTTAGCGGCACAGCAAGAATTGCAATCGCAGCAAGCTGTATCTACGGCAAAGTTACAGCTGATCGATGCAGAATATGCGCAAGAACTGGAGAAAGCCAAGGGAAATGCCGACCGACTAAAAGACGTTGAAACCAGCAAGCATCAGGCTAAATTATCGGTTTACCAGGGTGTGGCTGAATTTTATGCCGGTGAAGTCGATAGGCTGACACAAGTTTATGGGCAAGAAGTGTCTGCGTTTGCACAAGCTAAGCAGTCGATTGAAAGCTTAAGCGCAACGCACCAGCAGCGATTGCTTGATCTTGAACGGCAAGGCATGACCGAGCGGCAAAAAGCAGCATCAGAAGAGCTTGAATTTAACAAAACGCTGACAGAATTAAAGGCCGAACTAGCCAAAGGCGATGCGGCCAGCCAAACCACAATCAACGAGTTGATGACCAGGGCTAAAACCCTGCAAAACGACATCACTCAGGCGGCTATCAATAGCGCAGATACACAGTCTAAAAAATCATCAGCAGTTTACGAGGCTAAAAAGCGCGAAAATGAACTCTATAGTTTAGAAAAAGGCCTGTTGGAAGCCAATGCCAAGGCGCATCAGGACAATGCGCAAAAAGTGCAGGCGGCGCTGGAAAGCAATAAAAATAAACTGGAAGATGCAAAAGCATCGATTACAGAAATCACTGATCTGCTGTCTAAGCAGTATGCGCTGACAATCGGCATCGATCAGGACAGTTTATCAGCTGCACAAAGACAAATTGCTGAGCTGACCAAGCCAGAAACCAAAACCATCACGATACAAACCGTCAATGCTGGCGGCGGTGCAGCGCCTGGCCAATCAACCGGCGGACCAGCTGGGCAACCGACAGGTAGAGTATGGAAGTTTGCACAGGGTGGCTGGGCCAGAATGGCAGGGCTATTATCCGGCTATGGTGGAGGCGACAAGCGAAAAGCGCTTTTAGAAGACGGCGAATATATTGTTCGCAAAGAAGCGGTTAAAAAGCTGGGTGTCGATACCATGCATGCGATCAATGATGGCGAATTGCCATTGCAACGCGCAACCGGTGGCAGCATCGGCGAAATTTTGCAGGAGGAGCAAAAAAAACGCGCGTTAGATGAAATTAAAAAACTGTTAGCAAAAGCACCCGGTGAGGCCGTTAATCGGTTTTTCGGCTTCGGGTCGGCTACCGACAAACAGGATTATCGTGCATTAACACGCGGCAATGCGCTGGCATCCAATCGCTTGACGACAGACAGTTTAAACAAAAAATTAAAGCCATTTTTAGCCCTGTTGGGGCAAGACGAGCGCTACCAGGTTAAGCAGGCGGTAGCCAACATCCCCAAAGCTAACCCGCTTAGACATAGCGAGATGGTTGGCGCAGGTAATGACAAGTTTTTTGCGAATAACCCGCTTAACAAAAACCAAAAAGAGCAATCGCTCAACCAAAATTTGGTCTTCAATGCGCTGACTAAAAACCTGGGAAATGCCTCATCAAAGTCCCCGGCATTTGCTATGCCTAGCATCCCCACGCTGGGCACACAGCCTACTGCCGCCCCCGCGCCCTCCAAAACAGTCACTGTGCAATTCAAGGCCCCGGATGGTTCTGGCGGCGTCAGCGGCACGTTTAACAGCGATGCTGATGTCAGCAAGATGCTGGATATGATCAAACAAAGCGGTATGCGGGTGGGTGCGTAATGGCGTTAACCCTGGGCGCAGTCACGCTGCCGGATGATTTGATCTGGACGGATGAATTTGATTGGTCTCCCATCCAGCAAAGCAAAGCCTACACGCTGACCGGTGCGCTGGTGATCGAAACCGGCAAGATGTTGGCCGGCAGGCCTATCACGCTAGCAGGCGGCAATGATCACGGCTGGGCCAGTCGGGCCACGGTCAAGGCATTGTACGCGCTGCTCGATACCGATAGCACCATGACGCTGACATTGCACGACGCCCGCACGTTTAGCGTTAAATTCAACCACGAAGGCCAGCAGCCCGTACAGGCCAAACCGATTATCGACTACAACAACCTGGCGGATACTGACCATTATTCGCTGGTCCTCAAATTAATAGCGGTGTAAACCATGGCAATACTAGCAAACGACATTAAGCTACTGAAGTCAGACATTATGTCAGACGTGCCCGAGGGTGGCGGCGGTGTGACCGGCGGCATTGTGCAAGATGGTGTCTCGAATAACATGTTTGACGACATCAGCACCTTAGATCGCGTCTACGGTGCGGTGCATATGCGAAAAGTCTTCAGCGGCGTGCAAACCGCCACACAAGACAAGTATTATGGTGCTCACGCTATCATCAGCAAGCTGCCAGGCGATAACAAAATCGGCGTTAATCTGTTTAGCACCGGTGACTGGTTCGACCGCCGCCCGGTTGCCGCCAGCCGGGTAGAAAACTACCGCGCACAGGGCCCTATTTATGCCGGGTTTTTATGGGGCACACAATACCAAGGCAGTCGGGCTATCACGATATTCCAGGGCGTCAGCTCACCGATGCCGGGCATTGGTGATGTGTTGATGCTGGTAGCCAGTGGCGGTAATCAATACATCCGCATCGTTGACATGGTGTATTCAGATCAACAATTTACCGACGCGCAAGGCACTTTCACCCGCCGGATTCTGGAAATCGAAATCAGCGACGTGTTGAAGATGGATTTTGTCGGTGCGGAAATCAACCGGCTAGACAACATCACGCCTGCCGCCAAAATCTACAAAACCGTAGTGGCCAATGCCGCCCGCTATTATTCCGCCCGGCCTTTGGCTTTGGTAGCCGATTTAGGGGATTTAGCCGTTAAAGTGGATTCGGTTTACTCGCAAGTGGTGCCTGCATCACAAGCTGAGCTTGCCTTAGTCGATGTTAACGCCGCCGGCATTGCCGCCCCGGTGATCGATGCCGCGCAAGCCGTTACCAGCTTTTCAACCGCCAATACCTTTGCCGCCAACACGTTTTTGCATTTGGGATCGCCTTGCTTACCGGGTACGCTCAGCATCAGCGGCGGTGCCACGCTCATCGATGAGGCGGGCAACGTCAAAAGCGGCGCAACCATTGTTGGCACGATTGACTATGCCAGCGGCCTTATCAGCTTTAACAGTACCAGCCCGACTTATGGCGGCACTAAAACCGTGCAATTCAGACCGGCTGCAGCCCCATTGTTGCGGGCAGATACAGCCTCGATCAAAGTGACAGCGGCTAATCGTGGCTATGTGTGGGCGCTTACGCTGCTACCCGCGCCACGCCCAAAAGCATTGCGGGTCAGCTATCGAGCACTTGATAAATGGTACGAGCTTTACGATAACGGCGCGGGCGGCTTGATTGCCGATGAGGCGGGTATCGGTACCGGCACCATTAACTATGTCAGCGGCGGCGTGTCTATCACCACCAGCGCTTTGCCGGATGCTGATACCGAGATCATGTTTGCCTGGGGCCAATCGGCGGATTATTTCAACCGCTCTAATATCAGCGTGGGCAAGGTAGCTTTTACCCATCAACTGGGTAATCTGGGTTTTGATCCTGACAGCTTGGTGATTACCTGGAATGATGGCACAGCCCGCACCGCTAATGCCGACGCCAACGGCGTGATCACCGGCGACGCAACCGGCAGTATCAATATGACCACCGGCCTAGTGAGTTTTAGCACAAATTTGTTACCGCTGGGCGGCACTGAATTCAGCTTTAGCTATAACTGGGGGGCGGCCATCACCAAAACACTCACCGCGTTTAATATCAGCGGCAATCAAGTGACGCTGGATGTCGATGATACCAATTTAATCGCCGGATCAATTTCTGTTGCCTGGAATGCACCATGGACCGCAGACCCGGCGCACATTGTGCCGGTAGCCTCTGGCGCGGTATCGCAGGAAGATCGTGATAACGGTGTCGGTGGCTTGGTGGGTGGCCGATCATCAAGCATCAACTACACCACCGGCATACTGGTTTTTAATCACAATACAACGGCAAGCTATAAAGGCGCGGTCGTTACGCCAGCGGTCGAATGGCCGTGGGATAGTGTGTTTAATCAATCCGCCGGGGTATCCAGCTATTCAGATAAGTCAGTCAACACCGGCGCCCCCGCTCAGTTTGTCGTCACTTATCGCAAAGTCAGCGCGGCCACCTCTGCCGTTGAAACTATGAACGCAGCTACCTTGACGATTGATTTAACGCCTGGCTATGCCGAAAACATCATCCCTGGCAGCGTGCTGTTGTCGCTGGGTGGCCGTACTCATATCGACCGCAGCGGCGGCCTCTATCATACGATTGACAGAGCCACCGGCGCAGGCACTTTGTGCGGCACCATCGATTACAGCACTGGCAACGCCACTTTAAATAGCTGGGTCAACGGCCAATCACCACAACCCGCGCTTTTGGCGCTGGCTACGTCGATGAACTGGCGGCCACAGGAAAACGTCACTTTCCGCACCACTGCCGCACCGATTAAAGTCGGCGTATTTCAGGTACGGGCCACCGCCGCCGACGGTACCCTGTTGACAGCCACCGCCGATTCACAAGGCGATATCGTAGCCACCGACGTTAAAGGCAAAATTAAATACGATACCGGGGTTTGTTATATCCGCTTCGGGCAAGTCGTCACTGCCGCAGGCAATGAGGGTGCAGACTGGTATTTACCGGAAAACGTGGTCGGCGGGCAAATTTGGCGGCCTAAATTTGTGTTGGCGGAAAGCGTGGTTTACACCACCGTCAGCTACACCTATTTGCCGTTGTCGTCTACCATCTTGGGCCTGGACCCTGTGCGACTGCCCGCCGATGGTCGGGTGCCGATCTATGCGCCGGGTGATGTGGTGGTGGTTCTCAACGACCAAACCACCACCGGCACCTTTACCAGCTTGGGTACCACTGATTTAGGCCGGGTTCGCCTGGCGAAAGCGATTGTGCGAGATTACGGCGGCAATCCGCTGGCTACCAACAAATACAGCATCAATCTCGATACCGGCATCATCACCTGGGGCGATTTATCCGGGGTATCGCAGCCGTTGACCATTGTGGACCGTATCGAAGACATGGCGGTTTTGACCGACGTGCAAATCACCGGCCAATTGGCGCTATCGCAACCCTTGAGCCACAACTTCCCGCTCAACGGCACTTTGGTAGCCAATGCGGTGATTTGGGGCACACTGTACGCGCGGACATCCATCCCGTTTGATCAGCAAACCTGGACCAACGTTTGGAGCGACACCTTAATCGGCTCCTCGGTGTCGGCACAATACAACAACACGTCATACCCGATTCAAGTTGACAACTTGTCAGCGATCCAAGAGCGTTGGGTAATTGTGTTTACCAACGCCACGACATTTAATGTTACCGGCGAACATGTCGGGCAAATCGTCACCGGCGGCAATACCAGCACCGAAACCGCGCCGATTAATCCCAATACCGGATTGCCCTATTTCACCATTCCGTTCCAAGGTTGGGGCGCTGGCTGGGCGTCTGGTAACGTGCTGCGGTTTAACACCTATGCCGCCAATGCGCCGGCCTGGGTGATCCAGGCCATAGGGCAGGGCGAAGCGACGGATACCGATTACACCTTCTGCCTCGAAATAAGAGGCGATATCGACACCCCGTAGAGCCGCAATATTTTGCGTCTCCATTAAAAAACAGCGAGAAATAAAATGCCCATCGGACTAGAAACCACCTTAAGAAGCGCAAGAATACAACTGATCGTTGACCGGCTTGATGCCGCCGTCACGCCCGGTAAGCTACTGCTTTATACCGAGCCTCGCCCGGCCACCGGCGCAGCGATTACCACGCAAACCCTGCTGGGCACGGTAGGCTTTGCCGATCCATCCGGCGCGGTGGTGGATGGCATTTTAACCTTTAGCACCTTTACAGAAGACCCGCTGGCAGACAATACCGGCCTGATTGCCTGGGCCAGAGGCTTGGATGGTGATAATAATTTTGTGCTGGATTTAGGTTGCGGGGTATCCGGCGGCGGGCAGGAAGTGATTTTCAACACGCTGTCTGTGCAAGCGGGTGGGGTGATTCAGATATTGAGCGGGGCGTTGACTGAGGGGAATGCGTAATGGCTGGCGATCCGTATTGGTACGATAACGTCAAGCTGTTGTTGCCGATGACTGGCAATAACAATAGCACTCTGTTTACTGACCTTGAGTTTAGCCCAAAAACACCGACAGTCTTTGGTAATACAAAGATTATAACGACACAATTAGACCCATTTTTACAACCAACTGGGGTTGGGTATTTTGACGGCAATGGGGATTATATGGTTTACCCCTACGCTGCCGATTTTGATTTATCAGTGCAAGATTTTACTATCGAAGGCTTTTTTTATAGAACATCTAATATTAACAACGCGTTGTACGCGTGTATTTTTTCAAAAAGGGTGGGGGGTGGAAATTGGGACTGGGGGGTTGAGTTTAATTCTAGTCAGCTGAATTTTAGATTCGGTGATAATTCTAATGCCTCGAAAAGAATATATGTTGGCGTTGCCCCCCTAAATAGTTGGCATCATTTTGCTGTTACGCGCAATGGCAGCACGCTTAGAGGATTTATAGACGGGGTATTGGGGGGATCGGCGACAATATCAGGCAGTATTAAAAATAGATCTATTGATACTATGGTTGGCAGGTCGCTTACATCATTCGATGACAATCAATATGCCGGTTTTATGAGTAATCTTAGGCTAACAAAAGGAGCGGCTAGATACTTGGCCTCTTTTACCCCGCCATCTGAGCCGTTCCCTGCTTATTCTTTAGTCATAAGCGGTAACATAATTGAGTCTTTGGCGGCTACTGATTTTATAATCGAGGCCCATAACGCTAGTAACGGTGTTTTATCCGGACGGGATGTGTCGTCTGGTGCGTCATATACCGTAGGCATTAAAACAAATGAAAAAGCGCATTATGTGACAATCAAGCCAGATATGGGTGCAGCATGGCTACCGTCTACAGTATATGCGCTCAATGCTAAAGCCTTCCCGACAGACCCCGTATCAACCCCCTACTATTACAAACGCCTAATCGCTGGAACATCCGGCACCACAGAACCCACATGGCCCACCACGCCAGGCGGCAGGTGCGACGATGGCGGCGTGACCGACGCCTGGGAGTTAGTCGAGCGCTTGGTGCAACCGATTACACACGGGCCGCTGATCCCGTCATAAATGGCTTACACGCCCAGCACAACATTTAATTTTTCGCCTGGCAGCTATACACCCGGCACGACGTTCAGTTTCAACACCAGCGAAGCGGTTACAGGCGATATAAGCGCCACGCTGGATGGCGTCACCGGCACGTTAGCAGGGTATTCGTTCGCACCCGGCACTGTGCTGGGCACTTTGGCGGGGCAGTTGCAAGGCGTGTCGGCTGAGCTGGTCGGCCATATCGCCGCGCAAGGCATTTTGTCCGCTCAGTTGGACGGATTAACGGGGCAATTTATAGCCGCCTTCGTCCCGCAAGGCCAACTGACCGCCACGCTTGACAGCATTACCGGCGCATTCCAGGGCCTCAATGTCGCCAACATGGGCCAAATCAACGCCACGATGCAAGGCGTCGGCGGCTATCTATTTGCTGAATACGATTCCAACGTGCCGCGTTTTACCGTGGGTAACGTCAATAGTATTCTGCAAGATACAGGCACACTAACCCACGCCACCAATGCATCAATCGATCAAACCACCCGCATCGATCACGCCGCCGCTTTGCCGCATACCATCGCCACGCCGATCAATCCAGCCGCGCAATTGGTGTATGGCCACACCACCAAAAACCACATTAAACGCTGCGGCACGGTGGCCGATGCCATGCCCTTAACGGCCAACATTCAGTCGATACAGGATTTATTGCAATGGGCCGCCAAGTATTGGCAGTTTCACGCCGAAGACGCCACGCCCATCGATGCCAGCGCGGCGGCGGTCGTGCAGCAAATGACCAAAATTCGCCCGCCCGATTGGCGGCACCCGGTACAAGACAGCAGCACCACTCGGCACGATTTTATCAAGACGATTGCCGCTGAACCGGAAGACCCCTGGCGCTATACGCCCAGCACGGCGTTTTCGCTATCCGCGAATCCCGAATATACGCCAACCCACGTTTTTTACTGGCCCAACGTCGTCCCGCGCATTAATCTAGCGATGCGCCATGTGGTCGGCATAGACGGCCTCAGCTTTTTAGCCCCACGCCAACAGGCTGGCCAAACCAAAACCAAGCGCTGCATACCGGTCGAACAAGCCCGACGCCCACCACCAGGCCAATCGGTCTTACCCGAACCCGAGCGGCCACCCTACGAGCCGCCGCCCAGCCATATCACCGTTACCATCCCGACTCAACAGGTTTACACCATGCAACATATCATCAGCGTCAAAACCGTGCAGGGCAATGTCGAGCTGCCCATGTCCAACGTATCACTGTCGTATGATGCGGATAGTTTCGCCTGGCAATTCAGCGGCACTTTATTAGATGCTGCCGCTCTGGCCTTGGTGCAATCAACCAGCGCCGTCGAGCTGGCCGTGACGATAGACGGCTATATCTGGCACGTGCTGGTAGAAAGCATCGAGCACGGCATCCAGTTTGCAAAACATTCAATCACATTGAAAGGCCGCTCGTTAACCGCCGAACTCGGCGCACCGTATCTGTTGCCGACCAGCGCTACCATAGGTGACTTGCTAACCGTGCAACAACTGGCCGATTCATTAATGCCGGTCGGCTGGTCGATCACCTGGGACGCGCCGGTGTGGAATGTACCTGCCGGTGCCTTCAGCTACACCAACCAAACCCCGATACAAGTGCTGGCCAGTCTGGTTAACGATATCGGCTGTGTCGCCATCCCGCATCCTAGCCAACGCAGCATCACCGTGCAACGCCGTTACCCGGTTTACCCTTGGTATTTCAGCGCTGCGCCTGCAGACTTGGCGATTCCGGAAGCCGCCTTGAGCAGCGTCAACCTACGCCCCGCCATCGCCACCCAGGCCAACGGCGTTTATGTGCACGGCGAAATCGGTGGCGTGCTGGGGTGGTGCCGATTGGCAGGCACAGACGGTGCCAAACTGGCCGCGACTGTCAGTAACAGCCTGATGACCGACGTGATTGGCTGCAGGCTATTGGGCGAACGCATTCTGTCCGGCCAGCAAACCCAGCCCGTTATCAAATCCGCCACACTGCCGATCGACGGTGATGTGTTCCCGCTGGCCAGCGTGGGCGACTTTGTACAAATCACCCTTGGCGCAGACAACATCAAAGGCGTCGTCAACAGCATAGCCGTTGATGCCAGCCTGAGCAAAGTCAGTCAAACCCTGCAAATAGGCGAAGAAACCGCCAACGTCTGGACCGCCTTCAGCGGCCTGTTGCCGCGCGATCCCTTGTTGGTGGGTACCATAGCCAGCGTCACCGGCGATATTAGCGTCGTCACCTTGCTGGATAACGGCGTCGTCAGCGTGCGCGGTACCGGTACGGTGGGCAGTAAGGTGTATATCAGGGCTGGGCGGATAGAAGGGCCTGCACCCAGCATGATGCAAAATGAGATTGTGATTTAAAATGGCCGTAGGCTGGGTTGAATGTAATGAAACCCAGCGTTGACCGCTGTTGCGCTGGGTATCGCTATCGCTCAACCCAGCCTACGGGCTGTTCGACTTGGGCCATGCGTCCCGGCTGGATCAACTGGAATCGGCGGCTAAGGCGTTGGGGCGTCATATTGATGTTAGCCTTAAATATCAACATCACCCGGCTCCAGATTGACGTAGCGTTGTAGCGTTTGCCAGGTCGAGTGTAGTGTAACTTGTTGAACTTGTTGGATTGATAGACCATGCTCAAATAGCCGACTGGTGGCTTCGTGGCGTAGGTCATGGAAATGCAGGCCTTCAATGTCCAATATTTTGCAAGCATCGGTAAAATAACCGCCGATCGTTTTGCTGTTGTAGGGGAATACCCGGCCCTTCCTCTGACCGTGTTTCATGATGATTTTATAAGCCGATCTTGGCAGTTTGCACCATTTTTTTAAGCCCTTTTTTTTCGGGTCTTTCAAATCACGAATCAGGCATGTGCGTTTATCATGGTCGATGTCGTCCCACATAATTCGGGTAATCTCTGACTGCCGGCGGGCGGAATAAATCGCAAAATACATCATATACAGCATGTGTGAGCCATGAAAATAACGGGCCAGCGCCCAAATTTCCGATTTTGTGGGTCGGCGTTCGCGCTGTTCAGACTTTGCAATCAAGCCCTCTCGCCTTAGCACTTGGCGTGCCGCGTCAAAAATACCCATATCGGTGCCAATATTGATCACGCCCGACATGGTGCGAATGACCGTAGCTAGCCAGATCAAATCATTATTCGCGGTCTGTGGCTTACATTCTGTGTTGCGCTGCCTGATGTATTTAATCAAATCCTTGGCGGACAGCGTGTGTACATCAAAGCGGGCAATGTCGCGCGTTTGCAACTTGCCCAGGTCGAACGCCTTACTGCGGCCCGTCGGCTTAAATTCATCTACATACAGGCTAATCACTTCGCCAACCGTCAATTTTGGTCGTGACTTATAAACGCCAGATTCTTGCATCTCGATCTCTCGACGCTTGCCCCAGTCTTCGGCTAGTTTCTTCTTGGCAAATGTCTTGCTTTCCCTATGTGCAACTTCACCAAATTTTTTGATCACAATCTGAGCTTGATATGATACCGAGCCGTCGGCATTGGTTCGTTTGCGAATCGAGGCCATTTAAGTACGCCATGAAAATAAGGCGTACCATTGTCGTACCGATTACATAAATATGCAAACAACCGCACACATCCAAACACCCGTAAGCCATAGTAAAATCAATCGGCGCTTCTGCGTGGCCCCCATGCTGGATTGGACGGATAGCGCCATATTTACCGGCTTACGGCTTGTTATGGCGTACTGTTGGCGAGCCGGTTAATTATGTTTTGCGTACTCACGGGCTCTTGAATCCAACGCGTTCGCCAAGTTCTCGATGTCGACTAGCCAGGGCGCTGCTTTGCTTTCACGGGCCTTAAACGGTTTTAGGCCTGGAAACTTTCCGTTAACGGCCATGCGGTTTATCGTCCGGTTGTCGTTGACGGCATAGTAGTCTGCGGCCACGCGGTCGAGCGGGACAAATTTGTCGCCGTATTTGTTAAGTAGTATGTCGATGGTTTTCATGGTTGCTCGATGTTTTCAGATGCTTTGGCCAATGCCGCTTTAACTTCATCCGGCAGGCAAATCGGTATGTCGTACACACTCATGTAGCTCATGGCCTCATCAACTTTTTTCAGCACTTCGACCAGTTCAGCATTGATTGCTTTTAGCTGTTCTATTTCCTTTTCCAGCGATCTTTTATAATGTGCGTTGTCTTTGAACGACCAGCCGTCGTCCAGTGCATCATTGCTTAAGCCAGCAAGGGCGTTTACACAATCAACAGTCCGCTTGGCATTGGCATCATTAACCTTATCGTCTCTTATGATGATCGGATAAAAGACTTTTTTATTATCAGACCCTATGACAATAGATGGGTTATCTTCGCATACTCTCCAGGGTTCTTTTGTGTGTTCAGTATTCATGGGTTTATCTACGCCAATGTTTGTAGGTCATCGGAATGCTCCAGTTGATCGGCTAATTCAGAAAGTTTTTGCAGCCGAATACCGAGCCGCATTAGCTGTCTTTGCTTGTCCCTTTCTGAAAGAATTGGGATAGGAACAAAATAAATTCCGGCCTTTTTTAGGCTTTCAACAGCTTCGAGGCATTTACGCATATCAACTGGGCTAGCTTTATTCATGTGTTAAACCTTTTGCAATCAGATTAAAAGCATTGCTGACATACCGGGCCTGATAAATGGCGTCGGCCAGGGCGCTATGCGCTGTGCCGTCGAAGTCGATTTGCTTTTTAGGATCAATGCCGGTGAGTTGTCTGCATACGTTGACCATCGTGCGGGTGTCTCGCTCAATCCAAAACGGCCACGGTACCGGCATGTCATGTTGCTGATAGGCGTCGGTTAGGATTGCCAAGTCGAACGATGGGCTATTGCCCCATATTTGCTTTGGTTTATGCTTTTTTATAAAGCGTGTGAGCTTTTCCAGGGCTAGATCCAGGCGGTGCGGATTTTGTTTAAGAAACGCTACAAGTTCGGTTTTTGCTGCGGCTTGTTTCGGTTCGGCCCACCAATCGATCGTGCTAATGTCAATGTGGCGGTTTTGGTTTTGGTCTAGGCTGCAGGCGATATGCAATTCGGCCCCGGTTTCACCGGTATTGCAGTTAAACAGGACGGCGGCAATGGTCAAAATTGTCGCGTTGGGTTTAAGGCTGACGGTTTCAAGGTCTATCATCAAGTCGTTCATTTTTTATCCTATACGGTTAACAATAATTTCGGGTTATTGCTGCGTTGGGCGGCGTCCAGAGTGTTTTTGACGGCGCTGACAAAATAGGCGTCGGCTTTGGCGGACATGGCCTGCGCGGTTGCTTGGTTGACCGGCAAGCCCGCGTAGCTCCGATTAGCGCAGCGTAATCGGAGGAACGAAGGTCATCAACATGCGTCCGATTACGCTGCGCTAATCGGAGCTACGGCCCTCTTCATCACTTCACCAACTGCTTGAGCGCCCAATACTCAGGGTTCGTAAACGCTGCTACGATTCCTTGCGCCGATCCGATGATGAAAGCCACCGCCAGAACACCACCGATGATGGCGGCGAACCACGCCAAGAACGCGTCTTCCTCGCGCCATTCCGCACGCGGGTATCTGTTGGCGTCTGTTTCAGCCGGGCATGTCGTCTTGTTCATCACAAGACGTATCCACCATGCGGAAGTGGCGGCGATCAGGATGCACAACACTAGATCAACCGCTCCGCTTATCGGGGCTTGCTGAACCAAGGCGCCCCACAGGTGCTCTGTCGTAGTTTCGAGCTTGGCAGCGAGGGCTTCGATCAACTGCTGGGATTTCTCGTCCATTCGTTTTCTCCTAGAAATGAGTTTCAGTCTGGGCCGCCGAGGGCTAACCCATCATTCCACTGGTCAGCTTCGCTGCCGGTGAATTCACGCGTTATACGTCAACAATCATCCAGTCATCAGCGAGCATATCCGCCTGTGACGCCAGCCATCCAGGTTGCCACTGTTTCTGCGCTGTCCACATCACAATATAAGGGCGGCAATCCAACGGCGTGTCTTTGCCGATGTGATTAGCTGTTCTGTCGTTAACTTTTGCCCCAGCCTCTTGACTGCTAAACGCAGGCAATTGCAGTTCTGGCATTAACACCAGCCACATACCTTTTCCGTTCCATCCATCTCGGGTAACTTTGCTTCCGTTCTTCAATGCTTCTATCGCTTGTCCAAAGTTCATCATATTTTCCTGTTTTATTAACGTGGTTTACCGGGCCACGTATAACCCGTCAGCCCGCGTAGCTCCGATTAGCGCAGCGTAATCGGATGAACGAAGGTCATCAACATGCGTCCGATTACGCTATCGCTAATCGGACCTACGGCCCTGGTTAATTTTTAGCGTTATGCGTCATTTAATGGGCCAAATTGTCTGGCATATTTAATTAATGTATCGTTTCTGCTGGCAATATCATTTGCAAGTACAGCAACAGCATCTTCCAGCATCGAGGCGTAGGCAGATTCAGCATTTTCGTGTTTGGTTACCACCGCGTGAAAAGCGGGATTATTAATATAGGCATTGATCAGTGCTTGTGGAGATTCATTTGTTATTAGCTTTTTCATATTTTCATCTGTAGCAATGTATAACCAGTCGCTCAACAGGAGCCCGCGTAGCTCCGATTACGCTATCGCTAATCGGACCTACGGCCATTTGTGTTAGGCGGACATTTGGCGTTCATGATAAAACTCCCAAGCTGATAATCTGTTTTCAATTATTGATATGCCTATGTTGTATCGCATGCTGGCGAGGGCTGTTTTTGATTGACTGTTCCAGCGTTCGTCTAATATTTTTACCCAGTCGTCCTGCTTGATGTAGCCTGCACATGTCCAGCCGCAGGTATCGCATTGATAGGCAGCGACGGGTTGCAACGAGATCAGTGCTCTGTTTGGGTTGTCGGTATCATCTATCAATACCGGTAAGCCCATCAGGCAGATAGGGCATTTTGTTGCAAATTCTGCAAACAGGTCAGTTATTTTCACGGTCATGTCATTAGCCCCGTGCCGCTTTGAATTCTTGCTGGGCTTTTTCCCGGCATTGGTCCAGGTAGGCGGCTAGCTCTGCAACATCCACTGCCCAGGGGGATTTGTTGCTGCCGGCTCTAAAAACTGGGAATGGATAGCCGTTATTGGTAGCTGTGCGTTTTGCTTCTGAGTCACTGTAGCCAAAATATTTTTCACCAACAGTTGTAATAGGGATATGTGCAGTGCCAAACTCGGTCATTAGTGCAAATATGGTCGTGATGCTCATTGGGTGGCCTGGTCGGTTGAATTGTTGTTGGCTTTTCTGGTTTGTTGCTCTAGCCTGACGACGGCTATCATGGTTTTTTTTAGGTCTGCTGGTAGTTTTTTAAAATTTTCGTGGCGGTTCAGCGTGGCTAGTTCTGAATTCCTGACCAGTTCCAGGTTTTTAATGTCAAAGTTGAGTGTGTTGTTGTCCAGGAAGACTATTTTGTGTTTTGGCGGTATTGGGCCATGATGTTGTTCCCATATAACGCGGTGTTTTTGCCGGTATTGCCTAAATCCATCGGCTGTTTTTATTTGTATATATCCATCTTTTCCGACGCGTTCGTGTCCCACAGGTTTAACGTTGGCTGATTTTTGTCCTGGTTTAAACGCGGTGGCCTTACATGCCTCACTTGTCCAACCCTTTTTGCCTTTGTTGTGAGGTATTCTGCCTGCTGCAAACTGACCGTTGCTTCCCGCTTTAATTTTGTGGCGTTTGCAGGTTGCTGCCAGTGCTTTTTTGCTAACGAGGGTGTCAAATTTGGCGTTGAATGCTGCTGTGATGACAGTGATAGTTGCCGATGCGCGATGTTTTCGCAGCCACTTGATTTGTTCAGCTGTGTAAATCATTTTTGCTCGAGCATGGCAGGTAGTTTTCTGATATTTCCATACTCGGCCACGTGTTTTTCGGCATCCAGCGCCAATCTGGCGTTATTGATGATGTCGCGTGACAAGGTTGATATGGATTGGCTACGATCGATCTCTGCTTTTAATTCATCTGCCGTTTTTGCGGCGGCTAGGTTGTCGAGTTGTGCAAATAGCCTATCGTTTAAGTCCTTTAGGTTGCTCATGATGTTTTGCTCGGTATGTGCTGTAAAACTGCAGTCAAGTGATTGGCTGCACGGTCAATGTCGTCCGGCTGGGCTTGGTGTAGCAGTTCGTAGATGCGTTTCATTAAGCCGATGTGCCGTTGTTTTGCTCGGCGGAATACTTCGCGCCAGTTTCCGCCAAGTTCCATCGCGGTGCAGGCGTCTAGCAGTGTGTTATGCAAGCTGTGTATCTGCACGTCGTTCAAATTGGCGATTTGTTCTGTAAGGCTCATTAGAGTATGGCAAGCGGTAAATGTTCGGGTGGTAAGATCCAAAGCCAATAGATATTGGCAGAATTCATTAGCTGACTTTCTGCGGGGTAATATTCAATGGCGGTTGTTTCCGTGCCGAATAGTTCGTTTTTGATGCGTTGCATTTCTGCCCAGTGGTTTAGTATGGGTTGGTCATTATGTTTTTGTACCATTGCCCTGGTGGCTTTAATGCCATTTGTCATGGGCGCGTCATCGTGGATCATAACGACATAGCGATTGTTCATATAACAGCGTGTCATCCAAGGTGGCGCGGTTGGATGGTTTTTTATATCGACTCGCATTAGTTTGCCGGCCGGTTTTTTATGCAGTCTGGCGGCCATTTTTAGTTGTAATTTTGTGCGACTCATGGCTGGATTTCCTTTTCTATATGATGAGTGCTGAGGATTTCCAGGTCTATCATGATGTCGTTCATTTGTTCATTTTGTATTGTCATGCTGATGGCCTATTTTTTTGTTAGCGGGGTTTTTGTGCCAGTCGATCACTTGTTTTGCTTTAACTAATTGGCTGCATGGCCCGCAGTATTTTTGATTTCTGGATGTGGTTTTGATCTCTGTACCACAACCATTTTTACATTTAAATCTGCGGGGTTTTGGGCCTGGTAGATGCATATTTTTTCACGCGTTGTCTGGTAGAAATGATTCAGCACGGGCTACCCAGCCGGCTAAAAATATTCGTTGGGTATGGTCGTGTTTTGCCAAACCCTCATAAAAAATAACCCGGCGTCTGACTAGGGTTCTAATCAGATCGGCGCCCATGTTTTCTGTGGCGTCTTTAGATGCATTGCTGGTTTTTTGGCCTATTCTGCCGTCCACGCGTCCGCAGTCATAGCCATGGCTGAGCAGCGCTTCCTGTAGTATTTTGATGCCACGTTTTCCGCTGTTGGCTACCATGTCGAATACGATAGGCTGTATCAATTCCGGCAGGTCGTCGATGCTGGCATTGATGTAATAGTTGGTGTAATAAATGTCCCTGGCTGTTTGTTTGCTGAGATTTTTTATTTCGTCAATGCTGACATCACGGGCCATGTACATGGTTAGGGTTTTTTTAGTGATGCCCATGTTGGTTGGTCCACCTCGGTCAGCTGGACGGTTGGTATAGCCGCCTTCGCGTTTTATGAGGTTGTCAATTTCTGTTTGTATGTTCATTGTTTTTAATGGTTGTTTTGTGAGTTTTGTGGCCCTGCTGGTATTTCTGCCCAATGGGTAACCGCGTTTTTACCTAGGTAATCGCCGGTTGTGCTGTACCAGTTTTCCTGCAGAAAGTAGCCCAGCCAAACCGGTTCGTTTAATGTTTGGTGGCAGGTCATGACGGTTATTTCATCGTCTGGCAGCTGCTGGTCAACGGGTATCCAGTTAATCGTCTCGTTCATGATGCATTCTCCATTTGATTAACGGCCTGGCGGATTCTGTAGAAGGTTGCGCGGTGCGGGCCGTTGATGATGGGGTTTTTTTCCATTGATTCCAGCAGCTCCATGGCGTCTGCTTTGTTATCAATGACGATGGGTTGTTGTTCGTGGCTGGCGGCGTCTCTAATGAGTTTAACCATGCCATATAGTGCTCGATCAAGCGTGTCGGATAGGTCGAATTGCATGATTTGGCGTGTATTTCTGCTGGGTTCTGGGCTGATATCTGTAGCTGTATCCAGCTGTTTTTCGTCTGCCTGGTCGTCTTGTATGGTTATGTCTGCGCGGTTTTTTTCTGGTGTTTCCGCTGTTGGTTGGTCATGATCGGCATTGAGTTCTGAGTAGCTGGCTCGGCCTTTGGGTGTCAGTGACCAACGGCAGCCGTTGGCGCCTTGGGTGGCTGATTTTGAGACGTGTCCATCGGTTTTCATAGCGTTCAGCGTTCTGCTGATGGCTTCAATGTTTTTGTTGGTCAGTGTGCTATCTATTTTGTCGAACAGTTGGATGCGAAATAGTCCGACGTTGCTGTTGGCTAGTTGTTTTGCTATCGCTATGCTGAGTGGTGTGTGCATGGTCGTTGTCTCGGTTTAAGCTTTGTGTAAAAATAATTTAGGGTTTCCGCCACGCTGTGCCTGGTCCAGTTTTTCGCGTAGTGCGCGGCAAAATGGCTCTGCTTTTAGGGTGATCAGCTGGCTGGCGGTGGCTAGGTTGACAGGTAAGCGTCTAAAAGTTCCGCCAGTAATAGCCTCGCTGATTTCAATCGTATGATCAGATCGGCTGATGCAGAGGTAGCTTTTGTCACCTTGGTGCACTTGATGTTTTATTTTTTGGCGCATGGCTAAACCTATTGTTTTGTATCTGTCTCGTTGTATAAGAAACTATGTAGCTTTTTTCAACTGCAAATTTTTCATCACAAATACGACATTTCATTTCAAATTCACTATCAGAATAGTGTTCTAAATCACACTCATTTTTTGTTGCGCAATGTGGGCATGTGATTTCGTCGGTATTACGAAAATCATGCTCATCATATTCGGCATCATCAAACGCTTTTAACGCCTCTTCCTTTAATTTTTGTTTCTTTGCGTCGGCGCATGGTGTGCATTGCCAGCCAGATTTACCGGCCCACGGTATTTCGGTAATTTGTGCTCGTGGCATTTTGCATGTTCGGCATACGTTATGTTCGTCGCATTCAATATACGTCGTCCAATCTCGTGGACGACCGTTGCACTCTGCGCAACCATTTACCCACCACCATTCACCATCTATCAATTCTGCGTAAAAATGTTTTTCTGGTGGGTTTATGTTTATCGTGTCCGGTTTGTCGTGCATTTCAACATTATGTTTCTTGCCACCGCCTTCTAATCTATATCGTTCAAAATCTCGGCTATCGTTACCTGTATAAAAAACTTGCAGGCTTCCATTTCTGGTTCTGTTTACATAGCCTTTAATTCGATCATCTGAAATTTTGCAAATTTTATTGTATGTAGTGCTCATACTGTTTTTAAATGGTGACGTTGGAGGCGAATAAACAGCCAGGTAAACTGCCAGCCTCCTTTGTAAAATAGGCGGCCGGCATCGGTTGGTTTTAACGTGCTAATCCAGGGTAGTAGACGCCATTCTGCCGGGCTGGTCGATATGTAAAACTGGGTTATTTTCATGGCGTCTACCTTGTTAATTACGCTATTGTGCCGTGGTAAATTTTGCCTTTTAAGATATCTTCTCTAATCATGGTTTCGGTATCTTCTAGGTTGGCTTGGGTAGTTTTATGTGGTCTGATAAGCTCGTACCACAAAGTAAGCGCACCTTCTTTAATGCGATAGCGTAGGCGTGCTTCAATTTTGTATGGCTCTCCGCCTTCATACAGTTTTAAGCCAATCACGAAGGTTTGTGGTATTTTTAGCTGGCCTTTGGTGCCAGCTGTACCGTTGATTTCTTCGTGGTAACTCAATTGCATTTGGCCGTTGTCCAAGCGTTGAGCTTGGCTGAATTTGACTTCTGTTTTGGCCTGGATAGACAATGCTATTTCAAGCATTTCTGCGCCGTTTGGGTTAATGATTTCTTCCAGATTTGTTTCGATAAACCTACCGAAGTCGTTTTGTGACATGGATTTGTTGTCGTTATGTAACCAATTAAGCCATTCAACGGTTGGCTTTAGCTTAAATAGTGCCTTGTGGTGTCCCCAGTCTGGTCTATCGGGTTGATGATGGTCCAGAATGGCGACAAATTCATTTTCTTTGTCATCTATCATGATGACTGATGCATCGGTTGCAAAGCGGTTGAAGTATTCAACAAAACTGGCTGCTGTAGTATGTGATGCCAGCTGTTTAATGCCAAGTGGCTTGTCTCGCAAACCATCAAGCCTTTCTGCGCTATAACCGTTTTTAACCATCAAAAACGGTGTGCCGTTAATTTCAAACGGTTGCGTGGCCAGTTCGCGGCCTGCGTCGATGGCAGCTTGTATATCTGATCGGGTATTTTGTAATTCTGACATGATGTATCCTTATTGGTTTTGAGCGGTTTTAAATTCAGTTGGTCGTTCTTCATTAACGCCTCGCAAGCCTGGTATGCTGGTCTGGCGTGGATCTTCGCGCTGCAGGTTTCCTTCTGGTGTTGGAAAAAGGATGGTGGCTTCTCTGGCGAACAGTGGTATTTTCGGTTTGATATCGTCGGTAATAAATATCTGTGAGCCGTTTGCTTCTGGTTTAAATTTTAGTTTGATGGTCAGCTCGGCTATCTTGCCGGTATCGCGGGCAGACTCCACGCATGCTGCGACGTGTGCGCTAAGTTCTTCGGCTGTTTGGCCATAGCGTAGGCTATTGATGGTATGGGTAAACAAGTCTGGGCGGTTTTTTTTCATTGGTTTCTCCAGTTTTGGTGGTATTAAACTTGATAGCTCATTAATAATGGGCAGTCGTGTTTGTTACTTAGTTTTTCGATTAGCCTGCTGATGGTGGTTGCGGCTGTATATGGGCGTAAAATACGGTCTGACTCGTGTTGTATGCGTTCGTAAATGGCGCGTGGGTTGTCGGTTTTTTGCCAGGTTTCTATTGCCAATAGCGCTACGCTGTCTATCATGTGCGGTCTAGCAGTTAAGCCAAGTTTTTTGGCTTTTGCTGTCAGCGCGGCTTGGGTGGTGTAAGCTATTTTAGCTGGCATGTTTTGGCGAGTTTGTGTTGTGTTTTGCATGTTGATCTCCGTTAAACGTGTCAGTGTCTATTTAGGTAGTCGTTGACAGCGTTTTTTTCAATTTCCAACAACTCTGCAACGGTCATGTCGATAACGTTTTTTTTGCTTTGCTTGATCTGTGTAGCCAGGCTTTGTAAGTAAAGCGGCTCACCGTGCCCAATGTTTTGCAGTGGGTATAGTTGTGTTAAGGTTTGGTTGATCTCGTTGATGCTCATATTCATCGCGTTGCCCTATTCGCCCAAGGCGGCGTCTATTTGTTGTTGGTGAGCAGTGATGCTGGATTGGTAGTTACGGCTGATTTGTTTTATTTGGCCTGGTACGTCGAGTGCAAAAATGCCGATGCCGGTTATTAAGGCTATGGCGAATAAGAAATGATGTTGGCCGTTGTGTTTTGCGGTTGTGTGGTACTGTCTCATGACCGTAACTCCTAAATAAATGCCGGTTTAGCGCCGGCTCGCGTGTTGCCTGACTTGCTGCTTAGGCGTCCAGTTTTTATTAAATTGAATGAACGATGTTTTTAGGTATCATTCCATTTTTAATTTGTTTTAATCGTCTTGCTTTTTCTTTGTTTTTCGTAACATTTAGACTTTCATATTTATGGCTGCTTAAAATAGGCACTAATCCTGAGAATTTACGCCAGATTCTGTCGGTTGCTTTGTCGTAGCCTAATACTTTAGTTGCCATCAATAATGCTGCTGTTGCAGATAAATTCATTTTCTAAACCTTTATGCTTGTGTGAGGTGGGTGCCGCGATTTGTTGAGACGAATTAAACGAAACAACTCAACAAATCCGGCATCCTGTTTAGGTGGTTTGGCAACGCTGGCTGTTTTCCGATTCCAGCGTCTTTTTTTCCGTTCCCTTAGTAAAAAAACGTTTAACTGCTCGGGCCGTTTTACGACTCCCGAGGACGTCGGCCAAGCCACCTAAAAAACCCCTGCCGGTGTGTTGCCGGAGAGTGTGAGGTGTTATGTCTCACCAGCAGGGGTTTTTTGGGTGACTCTGGTTAAAAAAGACATGCAGTCGGTGCCATGTCAGGTCTTAACAGGAGGTCTCGCGGAACAGCGTGGCTGTTGGTGATAATGTTAGAAAAACTTTACTAATATGTCAAGAAAATCTAACAAATATTTTTTAAATATTTTCGATAGGCACAAAAAAGCCCGCTCAAGGCGGGCTGGGTGAACTAGAGGGTTGCCTATGCCAGCAAATCGTAAAGCTTTTCGGCAGGGCTTAATTTGATCGATTGGTCTTCGCGATTAATCTCGCGCATCACATCGTTATAAGCGACATTGCGTAAGGCGTCTATCTCGGGGCAGTCGCCCGTTCTGGCTTCCTCAAGCAAGATGGCTATTGCGGCGGCATTCAGGGTTTCGGCTTTTGCTCTGAGTGTTTGATAGCGTTTCATATCGGCTTCATTCAGGGCGGCTTTGTCGGCGGGGCTGATAGCGAGCAAAGCCGCTCCCGATACAGCCAGCAATGCGCCGCCTGCCAAGGGCAGCCAGGCCGGCAGGTAGTTCGATAGCGTGGTCATCGCCGCGCTACCGCCTAATATAGCCAAGAAAGTACCGGTGGCCTGTATGCGGCGATACAGCCGCGCATGGCGCTGGCAAAGTCGTACGATATAGCGAATTTCGGCGAGTAGTTGCTGTTTTTTTTCGTCCATAAGAGCCTCACTTCGCCGGTTGTGGCGGTTTTGGGGTCGGCATGGGCTTGGGTGGAACATGCGACTTTTGGGTGATTTCGCGCATAGTGTGCCTGCTTCAGTTACGATTTTCAATGCATTCAGGTAGGGCGGTTAGCGTAATACAGACCACCAAAATACCCGGCCTATGATGCGGATTTTGGCGGCGCTTTCACCGCTATAGAGTTCGTCCGGCCATTCGTCGCTGTTAAAGCTGCGCAAGCGGATGCTGTCGCCCGGCATGCGATACATCATTTTTACCCGCAGGTGGCCGTCGTGGTCGATGGCGTAGAGATCGCCGTTTTTTATCGCGGTTTTACTGGTGTCGATGCCGACGGTACAGCCGTCGGGTAATACCGGTTCCATGCTGTTGCCGGCTATGGTGACGCAGGCGGCTTGATCGATGTTGATGCCGAGGCGTTTGAGGGTGGCTTTGGAAAAGCGTAGTTTGCGGCCATGGTTTTCGATGACCTGGGCGCGACCGGCGCCCGCGGCCAGCTCAACTTCGCGAAAAAAATGCAATGCCACTTCGTCGTCGTGTAACGGCGTATCATCGTCCCATGGCTCAAAGCCGCCGTAGGGGCTGGCATTGGCCTTAATCGGCGGGTTTACTTGGCCCTGTATCTCAGCTGATACGCCATCTAGAGTCGCGGCGATTTGAGCGGTAGGTTTATATTTTTGTCCCTTACCGGTTTGTACCCAATACGGTTCGATATTCCCAAAAAATTCGGCCACTTTATAGGCATGTTCGCCGTTTATATTTTTAGTTTTGCCGCTAGTCCAGTCCGTGGGCGTAGTTCGAGAAACCCCGACAAATTTAGCTAAGGCCGCTTTTTTTGTCTCGGGATGTTCATCTAATAGTTCTGTAATGCGTTTTTGTAAGCTCATCTTAACATCGTAAAATAAATAACGTTTGAAATGGTTGACATGCGTGTTGGAGTTATCTAACATTGTGCGCTATGAACAAATTTCCGAATTTCAAAGATCCAGTGGTGAAAAAAGAAACGGCCATTGAAACCGTTGGCAGCAAGGCAAAGCTTGCGCGTCTGTTGCATGTGTCGCGTTCAACGGTAACGGCCTGGAAAGAGATTCCGCTGCACCAAGCTTACCGGCTCGTTCAGATGTATCCGGAATTAAATGAAAACGCTAATTCCCAATGAGCCTGAATCATTCCTTGTGTTTTCAAACTAGGGGCGACATATGTTGCGTTCAACTGAATTAAATACCTCCAGCCTGGAAAAATCACGCAGGGCCTATGCCCGCGTTTTGCAGGCGTTTGCAGAGAACGGCAAGGCGACGGCGATTGCCGCGCATTTGGGCGTTAACGATTCCACGATTAGTCGGATTAAGAACGAGAAGCTGGAGGATGTGATTCACATCTTGTACTTGCTGGGCTTCAAGGTCGTGGAGTGTGACGATGTGTTGGTGGCGCACGATGAATGGCGCGGCTTGCAAGCCCAGGCACGGCGTTTGCTGGCCTGGGAAAGCCGGCATGGCCGGTTGAGCGACGAGGATGGCGCATGTTGAAATCTATTTTGCTGTCAACCGGTGTCATAAGCGTCGTGCTGCTCATTGGCCTGGCCTGTGTGGCGGTTTTGATGGTTTGGGCAGCCGGCATGGCTTGTTGTCAATTGGGCGGCTGGGCGCTGGATGCCATTGCCGAGCAGGCGGAGGCGTTGGAATGATTATCGGTTTTGCAGGTAAGAAGCAGGCAGGGAAAAGCACTGCGGCGAATTTTTTGGTCGATCAGGGTTATATCCGTCATTCGTTTGCCGATCCGCTGCGTGATATGGCTAATGTGTTGATGAAGGCGTTGGGGTTTTCTGAGGCTGATATAAAGCACTATTACGATTACAAGGAAAGCCCTATTTTGGGTGTTAATACCTCGATGCGGTATTTGTTGCAAACGCTGGGTACCGAGTGGGGCAGAGCGCATATTGATCCTGATGTATGGGTTAAGTGTGAGCAAAAAAGGCTTGAGAAATTATTCCCGGAGGAGCGTGTCGTTTATGACGATGTACGTTTTGAGGATGAAGCCGCTTTGATCCGCAGTTATGGCGGTTTGATTGTGCATGTTAAGCGGCCAGGGTGGCAGCAGGATGATGAGCATGTGAGCGAGTCCGGTATTGTGGTTGCCAAGGGTGATGTGATTTTGGACAACTGTAGCAATCTTGGTTTGTTGTTGGATGAGGTTTTGGCGTTGGTTGATCGGGTGGCATGATGAGTGATCAATACCCACCGCAATCAAGTCTGTTGCCTATTCCGCCGCAGAATTTACAGGCTGAGCAGTCTGTGATTGGTGGTTGTTTGATCGATGTCGGCGCCGTAGATCGTTTGGCCGGTTTGTTGAGTGTGGATGATTTTTATTTGCAGTCTCACAAGATTATTTTTAACGCGATTTTGCAGTTATCCGCTGCCGGATCGGCCGTCGATGTTTTACTGGTGGATGATTATCTAACCAGTAAAGGCCTGTCTGACAAGGTTGGCGGTCTGTCTGCGTTGGGAAAAATGGCGATGGATACGCCAACGGCTGCCAATATCGTGCATTACGCGTCTATCGTGCTAGAAAAGTCGATCATGCGTTCGGTGATATCGACGGCACAGGCGTTGCTGGAAAAAGCTTTTGATACCGGGGCGAATGCGAAGGATTTGATTAGCCAGGCGGAAAAAGAAATATTTTCGCTGGGTCAGCATGGTTTGCGCGGTCGGCGCGGCTTTGTGGCGATTCGTGAGCCACTGGGTACGGTGATTGATGAGATGGAGCGGTTTGTTGATGCGCCACCGGCTGACGGTGTGCGTGGTCAGGCCAGTGGGTTTGCTGATCTGGATGATATAACGTCTGGCAATGCACCGGGGGATTTGATTTTAGTGGCTGCGCGTCCATCGATGGGTAAAACGGCTTTTGCGATGAATATTGCTGAGCATATCGCGTTGGTGGATGGTAAGCCGGTAGCGGTGTTTAGTATGGAGATGACGAAGGAGCAAATCGCTCAGCGGTTGTTGGTGTCTACCAGTGGGATGTCTATGCAGATGGCTAAACAGCCGTGGAAAATGCGGGATGATGATTGGATGTTGTTATCGGCTGGTTTGTCACGGTTGGCCACATCGCCTATTTATGTGGATGATACGGCTGGTCTGACGATTGGGGGCTTGCGGAGCCGGGCCATGCGGTTGGTGTCTGAGCTGTCGGAATCGTTTCCGAATGGGTTGGGCGCTATCGTGATTGATTATATTCAGCTGATGAATGTGGAGGGGTCTGCTGATAATCGTAATGGGCAGATCGAGGTGATTAGTCGGGGCTTGAAGCAGTTGGCTAAAGAACTGGCGGTTCCGGTATTTGCGTTGTCTCAGCTTAATCGTAATTTGGAAAGTAGGCCCAATAAGCGGCCGGTGATGTCTGATTTGCGGGACTCTGGATCGTTGGAGCAGGATGCCGATGTGATTATGTTTCTGTATCGGGATGAGGTTTATAACCATGATTCTATCGATAAGGGTGTTGCCGAGGTGATCATCGGTAAGCAGCGTAATGGGCCGCTTGGGACTGTGCGCTTGCAGTTTGATGGTGCGTGTACGCGGTTCCGTAATTTGGCGGCTGGTTGGAGTGCTGGGGAGGATTACTGATGTTGATATATGAAGAAAGTAGTAGTGAGTATCAAATAGTTCAATATATGAGAGTAATCGATAGGCAGGTATTTTTGCTTCTAATTTGTCATACGAATCAGGAAACTGGAGTTATTGGCGATGATAACTTGATGAGCTATCAACGAATATCATCAAAAATATCTGAAACTATGACGCCAGGACGCCGAACACCCTTGATTAAATTTAGTGTGAGTGATGTTAAAAAAAGCATAAGAGATTTGATTAAGGTTGGAGTGCTTAAAGATATTGGCTGCAAATCAAACAATGGATGTTTGAAATTGATTAGGCCTTATTTCGTTAGAGATTTTTGTAATCTTTCTGTTGATTGATATGGAAATAATACTTGATAACGAGTCTGCAATAATTGCCGATATGCAAATCATTGATAGGGATGTTTTTCGTTATCTTTGCAAGTTTACCGATTACCAGACGTGTGTGATTGGTCGTAAAGTTAGGGTGTCTTATGGTGGCATAGCATTGGATTTGTCGGAGCGAACAGAGAGACGTCGATCAATGGATAAGGTTGTTAATCGCACATCCAAGCAGATTGAAAATTCGGTTAGTCGATTGATTCACGCCGGTTTGTTTGAGCGGTTTAGCGAGTCAGGTTACAACAGTAATCTGATTTTGCTTCGTAAAAAAATGGCTGATTTTATCAAACAGGATAATTCCGCAAAAAATGAAGATGGGAGTGTAGTTGGGAGTGCGGTTGGGAGTGTTTACGCGCAATTAATGAAATTATTTTATATTGAAAACAACGGCATAGAGAGCATTGTTATAAATTCTAATAGTTCAGATAGTAGTGCAGTTGGGAGTGTAGTTGGGACAACATCTAATATATCTACTACTACTGGGACGGAAAAACCGTTTGCCATGTCGATAGACTGGCAACCGTCTGAAAACGAATTGAGGATGATTTTGTTTAGGTCTGTTGGCTCTAAGCACAAGATTGAAGATATCGATGCCAGGTGGTTAGGTGAGTTTGTCGGCTATTGGTTTTCTATGACCGGCAGGATGATGACGCAACGGCAGTGGACGGCAAAGTATGCGGCTAATGTCGTTCGCTATTTCTCTGATCCTACGTTGGTGGCGCGTAAGTTTGGTGCTGTTGGTGGTGGTATGTCGGCAGGTAAGCCAGCAGCCTATGATGCCAATAGCCGATCATTACCTGATTGGGCTAGGTTGCCACGTGGTGATGAGGAGTTGGTAGGGTGGGCTAAGCGGTTTGGCTTTGGTGAAGCAAAAGAAGGTCATGGGTTTATTGAATTCCGCGCCGATTTGCGGCGTAAGATCAATGCACGTTTGGCTGAATGCAATATGGCTAAAGTAGTTTTTTAGGTGGAAATATAGGGTTTGGTATGACAATGCAAAGCAATGGTAGCAGTTCAGCAATCAATGAATTAAGCCGCAGCAAGTCGCGCTATCAGCATCAAGATCAGTTGCTACTAGGGTTTATGCGTCAGCCTGGGTCGACGGCAAAAGAAATCGCGGCTGAGGTGTACGACTGGAAGTATGAGCGCTATGCAGATAGTCCTAAGCGTGCCACTGATCTAGCTAGCGATAAGTTGGGCTATCTGGAGCAGTGTGATAACCGACAGTGCCGCCGGTCTGGTAAGGATGCGCATACGTACAAGATTACTGAGCGCGGTATTGCGCATTTGAAAAAGATTGGCATGTTGTCTGGTGCAGAATATAGCCAGTTTGTTGGTCAGGTGGTTAATCCGTCTGATAGTAAGGCGCATTTATCGGCTATGTCGGCCATGCTGCAATAAGGATTTAGGATGTTGAAGATTGCGTTTGATAGATCAAATAACCCTGAAAGCGTTGCAAGACAGTTAGATGGGTATCGCTCGCAGATTCCGTTTGCTACGTCGTTGGCGGTCAATCGTACGGCTGAGTTGGTCAGGAGGGCCATTGTTAATGAAATGCAGAAGGTTTTTGATCGGCCAACGGCATTTACGCGGACTAGTTTGTATGTCACGCCATCGACTAAGGATAAGCTGGAGGCTATGGTTTGGTTAAAGGATGAGTATTCAGTCGGCAATCAGGGGACTCCAGCGACTAAGTATCTAGGCCCTGAGATTTTTGGAGGCAGTCGGCATGCTAAGTCGCACGAAAAGCGGTTACGCGATAAGGGTATGTTGGGCACAGCTATGTTTGCTGTGCCTGCGCAGGGTGCTGAAGGATTGCTCAATCGATATGGGAATATGAATGGTGGGTTGATCAAGCAGATGATGTCTAGTCTGCAGATCAATCGAGATATTGGCTATCAGTCAAACGAGACAGTAAAGTCTAGGAAACGTAAATCTAAACGGTCGCGCTATTTTGTGATTGGTGGTGATACGCCGTTGGGTATAGGCAGTAGGTCAACTGGTGGATCATTGCAGCCTGTTCTTTGGTTTGTTCGTGCACCAAACTATAAGCAAAGGCTGGACTTCTTCGGTATCGGCCAAAAGGTTATCGATGAGCATCTTGATAAAGAGCTGGTCAAGGCTATGCAATACGCCATCAGAACAGCGCGGCAGCAATGATGCAAGTCAAAGGAAAATCGTCTTTGGTTGATAAGCTGTTGGATGCTGAATCAAACAAACAGTCATTGATGCCGTGTATATGCGATGACTGTTACGACATACTCATCAAAGCAATTATTGATGTAGGCGATAACAATATGGTTGCAGTGCATTGTCCACATCACATGGTGTTGGTAGAGATTGATATAGCCGATAGCATGCCGCTAGGTGTAACAGCAACAGGGCCAATTACACAGGATGAAGCCAATGCTAAAGTCAATGAGTGATTATGATAACTACTGTAATGTTTTACTATTATGTTTCACGAAAATGTTTCACGAGTTAAAAATGGGTCCTTCCTGGAAATTGACCATTGAGGGTAATTCAAACCCCGCCGTTTCTCTAATTACGGGTATGTTGTAAGGGGGTTTATGTGAGTAATATCATTGAATTAAAATCTGTTTTTGATTTTTCTAAACCAAATACGCAGCGAACATTTGCTGGTTTGATTGGTGTGTCTGAAATGGCTATCAGCGACTTGAAGCGTCGTGGTGTAATCAGTGAAGGCCAGACTCTTGGCGAATGGCTGAACAGTTATTGTGCGCACATACGAGAATTTGCCGCTGGTCGTGCCACCAATGGCGACCTTGATCTAGCCACCGAGCGCGCCAAGCTAGCCAAAGAACAACACGAACGCATTGCCATGCAAAATGCCGTTACGCGGCGGGAAATCGGCCCGATTGCAGCACTCGAACAAGGCCTAAGTGATTGCATGGCTCGCGTGGCGTCTAAGTTGGAAACCATCCCTGGCAAACTCAAATTAACCAACGATAAACTAACTGCAGATGACCTCGATCAGGTTTCCACGGTGCTGGCTGACGTGCGTAACGATATTGCCGGTATGAACATCGACTGGTTCGACGAACAGGCTGACGATAATGACATCGATGTCGATCTGGAAAACTAGAGCACAACGCGCATTGCGCAAAGGCTTGGCAGTACTGAAAGCGCAGCCGCCCATGCGCCTGTCGCAATGGGCTGGAGAACACTTCTACTTGTCAGCCGAATCCAGCTACACCGAAGGCCGCTGGCAAGCCTACCCGCCGCAGATCGCCATATTGGATGCCTTTGGCAATGACGACATCGAAGAAGTCGACGTCCGCAAATCAGCCCGCACCGGTTATACCAAAATGCTAATGGCCGCCATGGCCTACTTCACCGTCTTCCGTCGCCGAAACCAGGCGCTATGGCAACCGACCGACTCCGACGCCCAAGAATTTGTAGAAACAGAATACAACCCGATGCTGCGCGACGTCAAAGCCATCAAGCCCGTATTCCCGCACCTGGAGAAAAAACACCAGCACAACACCAACAGCTACAAAAAATTTCTGGGTTGCGTCAGCTACATCAAAGGCGGCGCGTCGGCCCGCAACTACCGCCGCATCTCCGTCGACGTTGCCATCATCGACGAAGTAAGCTCATTCGACAAAGACATCGACCAAGAAGGCAGCCCGCGCAAGCTCGCCAAAAAACGCACCGAAGGCGCGACATTTCCCAAGCTCATCGTTGGATCGACACCCAAGCTCAAATACCTCTGCGAAATCACCGCCGCCGTCGAAGAAGCTCAAGCCGTCTACGTCTGCAAAATACCCTGTCCACACTGCGGCACATTTCAATCCCTGCACTTTGGGGACCGCAACAGCAACTTTGGCTTCAAATGGCAAGACCATGATCCGGAAACCGCCGCCTACCTCTGCCCGCACTGTGCCGGATTATTCACCCAAGCAGACTACCTAAAGGTATGGGAGCAATGTCGCTGGACAGATGCCGCTGGCAACTGGTACGACCATGATGCAGGCCAATTCAAAAATGCCCAAGATCAGCCCATTCGCCCACCAAAGCACATCGCCTTCGACAACTACTGGGCCGCCTACAGTCCGCAAACCACCTGGGCAAAAATAGTCAAAGAATGGCTGGATGCCGTCAAAAAAGCCAAGCACGGCGAAAAGTCCGATCTAAAAACATTCATCAACACCACACTGGGTCTGGACTACGAAGATGACGTCGAAAAAACCGAAGCCGGCGACATCAAAAAACAAGCAGAAGACTTTCCGTTGCAGATCGTACCGCGCGGCGGCTTAATGCTACTCGCCGGCATCGACGTGCAAAAAGACCGCTTCGAGCTCATGGTCTACGCGATAGGCCGGGGGGAAGAAATGTGGACTGTCGATTACCAGGTCATCGAAGCCAATCCAGCCATCCAGACCGAATGGGACAAACTCGACCCCTACCTGCTGTATTGCTACCCACATGCAGCCGGCACGGCGCTGACAATAGAACACGTTGGCATCGACACCGGAGGCCACTGGACCCATCAAGCCTACAACTACGTGCGCAATCGTCGCCTGGCCACCGGCTGGAGTCAGCCCGCCAGGCACTACCCCAAGGTATACGCCACCAAAGGCTCCAGCACCGCCAATCTGCCCATCAGCGGACGCGGCAAAATGCAAGACGTCAACAGCTTCGATCGCATCATCCGCCACGGCATCAAGCTCTATCTAATCGGTACCGACACCGCCAAAGACCTCATACACGGCAGACTGCAAGTCAAAACCGCCGGACCAGGTTGTTTGCATATGTCAAAATACCTGCCTGACGCATACTTCGAACACATGACCAACGAAGTCCGCGTCATCAAACAAACCCAAAAAGGCACGGTCAGCGCCTGGGTACCCAAACGCGCCGGCGCCCGCAACGAAGCCCTCGACTGTACCGTCATGACCCTATTCTGCGCCCATAAAATCGCCCTGCACCGCAAAACCCATGCAGAATGGGACAGGCTGGAAAGCATCGTGCAGCCCGATCAAAGCGACTTGTTCAATCTAATCAGCGACGACCATGTCGCAGCGGCGGCGCTGCCGGAAAAACAGCCAAAACCGCACGACATACCGGTCCACCTTAAACTCAACCCATTCACCTCAGACGCCTGGAGCGGACGACTATGAGCCTAAAAGAAAGCGTAGCCCGTTTAATCAAAGATGACATTTTCGAATCACTATTGGCATCGGAGCTATGCAACGACGAAAAAGCACTGGAATTAGCAGCCAACATCTTCATCCGGATACAACAAAAATGGGGCGGTAACGATGTGCATATACCCAAGGTCTTCCCAGAAGAACGCCGGCAGCAAATCCGCGCCGCCTTCGACGGCAGCAATCATGCCGCCGTCTGCCAGCAGTTCGGCATATCGTTGAAAACCTTTTACCGGGCTATTAGTGAATAGCCAACCCTAACGGCTTTAGTCTACACTAAGCGCATTTACTCACAGGAGGCAGCATGCAACCCATCCTAACCGCAGTCGCCATGATCGTCATTGTCCTGATCGCCAAAACCGCCCAGGCGGAGGTCTACAAATGTGGCACCAAATACCAGTCGTCCCCATGCAATGCCCACCAGGCCGATGCTAACAAACTGGCCATCAAACAACAAACCGAAGCGCAAAAGGCCCATGCCGCTGATCGGCTACAACAAATCCGCGCCGAAGACGACGCCCGCATCCAGCAGCAGCAAGCCGCTTTCGAAAAGCAACAAGAAATCAATCTAAAAATTGCTAATACCATTGCCAACCAACAAAATGCGGAGGCTCAAGCCAGACAAGCCAAGGCGCAAGAGATTGAAGTCGCCAAACCGACAATGGTTATTGGCGTGCCTTATTCCGGGGTTATTGTGCCGCCCGCTCGGCGGTGATTTGCATTCTGCGCAATTTAGACGTATTAAACGCAACGAGCTTTTGAATTCAACCGTTGCCATGATGGCAATAGTTGCCGAAGACGGAAAAGTCCGTAAGATGCAATCGTAGGGCGTCAATAGGCGAAGCCGTATTGCGCCGTAGATCATTCGGCGTATGACGCTATCGCTAATACGCCCTACGCGGGCTTGGCCAAAAACAAAGGTGAAGATATGACAACGATTTGTCCAAAATGCAATTACGAACGTACAAATTCCGATGACCCTGCCATTCCCAATTACCAATGCCCAGCTTGCGGAATCGTTTACAGAAAATTCAAAAATCCAGCGTTTAAAAAGGTTGAGTCGCCAAAAATTCAGGAAAAAGAAAAACCGATAAAGCCCAAGGAGAAAACGCCGGAAGAAATACAATTTATTGCTGAAAGCAAAAAAAAGGTCTTAAACCTAATTAAGTTAGCCCTGGTTACATTTTTTGTAATTTTTTATCTTGCCAACCTAGCAACCATTCCATCATTGGCTTGGGCGATTATTTGGCCATTTGTCGGGTTGTATGCGTCACAAAAAAGAGGAATGAGTGTAGCTGCCGGGCTGCTGGGTGGGCTTGTCCTTGGTCCGTTATCGCTTTATATGTTTTGGGCGTCAGGCGATAGGGTTCAGTGCCCTGCTTGCGCGGAATGGATTAAGAAAAAGGCTGAAATATGTCCACATTGCAAAACGAGTGTTCGACAAATTAAAGATACTTCAACTCGTGATATTGACTCTGGAAATAAAACTGGTGAATGGGCAAAGATTATTGGTGGATTGATTTGTATCTTATTTGTTATCGCTATGATAAATGGGGGCTCCATCGGTTCAGGTGGTTCCTTTATCAGTCAACCAACTGTATCTCTTCGGGAATACCAGCAAATTGCAAATGGGATGTCATATAGCGACGTTATACAAATTATTGGTGCGCCGGGAACAGAATCGTCTCGAAATCACATGGACGGTGTCCCAGGAGTTATGCTTAGTATTGATACCGTTTCCTATGATTGGATAAATTCGGATGGATCGAATATGAATGCAATGTTTCAAAACGGCAGCTTGGTACAAAAAGCGCAATTTGGACTCAAGTAAAACAACCTTTACATTCCTAGCCCGCGTAGCTCCGATTAGCGAAAGCGTAATCGGAGGAATGGAAGTTGAAACGTTCGTGCGATTACGCAAAGCTAATCGCACCTACGCGGGCTAATTTTTTAATCGTAATGGAGGCTACATGAATAGCATAAAAACCGCAGTTGCCGCGATGATAGTATTGTTTTCCATGAACGCCATGGCGGAAATGTATAAATGTGAAAAGTCTGGAAAAGTGTCTTACCAAGCTTTCCCTTGCAGTAGCGGCTCAGAATCGAATCAACTGAATATAAAGCCAGTCGAGCCAAGAAAAGAGTTGTCAGAAAAATCACCAGGTCTAAATGCTCGATTAACTGAAGATGAGTTGAACGGTAAACTCACTAAAATACAATCAGAGGCTGACACAAAACTTCAATTAATTGAGCAAAAATATGCACATGATCTGGAGCTGGTTAAAGGCGATTTTGATGAAACAAAGAAAATAGAGACTCGAAAAAATTTGGAAAAATTGGCAGTTAATGAGGAATTGAAAACACAGTTAGAGGCGGAAATAGCCAGGTTAACTGCCCTTTACGAGCATGAAAATCAGGCAGCAGAAGACAGTAGGAAAGCTATAATAGAATTGGATAGAAAGCACAAAGAACGAATGAGAGCCTTGGATAGAGGGGATGTTTCTGGCGCCATGTATTTGCAATGATGAATTATAAAGGCTATGATTTGCTCAGGGCTTCAAACCCTGTGTAGACGGAAACCGCACCCGATAGATAGCGGATTTTTTATGCCTGCTAGTTTTTGACCATTTTCGTGGCGTCACGAAAATGGTTGTCGATTTGTGGCAGGAGTCCGGCCAATATCCAATAACCGGGCAGTTCTACACTGTTTGAAGCTCCTGCCACTCCCTCACGGGATTGCTTAATTCAAAAATGTAGAGGTTCATCATGAACGCAATCGCTTTAACATTCCAAAACACCCAATTCGACGTTGTTGACCAGTCCGGTCAGCCTTGGCTAAGGGGGTTGCAAATTGCAAGTGCCTTAGGCTACAAAAACCCATCGACTGACATCGCAAATTTATACGACCGCAACGCCGACGAATTCACCGACAGCATGACCGCCTTGGTTGAACTCGATACCGAAGGCGGCAAGCAAAAGGTGCGTATCTTCAGCTTGAGAGGTTGCCACCTGTTGGGCATGCTGTCCAGAACCAAAATAGCCAAAGAATTCAGAAAGTGGGTGCTGGATATTCTGGAACATCACACCCAGCCCCGTTACGGCCTACTCGATCTGCCCGAACCGCCCACCATCACCAAAGCCCAAACCGGCGTGTTGTTCAACCGCGTCAATGCCATTGCCGCCGGCGCGGGTAAAATCCGCGCCGAACTCTGGAGTCGGTTTCAACGCCATTTTGACTTGTCCAGCTACAAAGACCTGCCGGCGGCTCGCTACGATGAAGCCATCGCCTACCTGGACGCCAAGCAAACAGAATACTTGGGTGCGGGCGTGGAAATGCTGTATCTGAGCAATAAAGAGCTGGAAACCAAAATAGCCGAAGGTGTGAAAGCCAAACAAGGCGAACTGCTACCGCCCGAATCCAGCATTCAGCCTGGTATTCGCATCATCGGTGATCTAGTTATCGTTACCAGTGGCTACAACAAGGAAGAATTCCTGCGCCACTTAGGCTATGCGGGTTTAACCTTGGTCGATCGTGAGGCTTACGTAGTCGTCAAAAAAGAGGATGTTTTGAAAAAACTGCAAGCCTAACCGGGTAGGCCGTAGGATGCGGTTCGTGTCTCAACGCATCCTACGGCCTAGGCGTTTGAATGCTCTTTCAGCCACTCTTTCAGGGCGTCATTCATGCGGGTTTGCCAACCTTGTCCCGTAGCCTTGAAGGCATCTATGACTTCAGGGTCATACCGCACCGTTAACGCCAACTTTGTTTTGCCTGCCTTTGGCCGCCCACGGCGGATTAGCCGATCACCCACATATTCCTCTGCGCGTTCAAAAAAATCATCGCTGAGCTCTGGTGCCTCATCGGGGTCAATCCAACCGGTGGTTGTAGCGTGCATATTCGCGTTCATTAGCTTTCCTCAAGCTGATAATACGGCGAGCCTCGCCGCGCGGTGTCCAGACCATCACCACCATCCGGCCATCCAATTGGCCAACGGTGATATAGCGCAATTCGTTGTAGTCTTCGCGCGTATCTTCAGCCGTGAAATGGTGACCTGCAAAGATTTCATCGGCACGGCCAAAATCAAGACCGCGTTCAGCCAGTGTCTTAGTGCGTTTATCTGGATCGAATTCAATTTGCATAACAATAATTGTAGTTACAGTAATATGAAAGTCAATTAATTTTTGTAACTACACTTTGCCTTTGCTCCAACCGTTACGCGGCACGTTTTGGGGCGTGCTAAAAAATATTGTCATTTCACCCCTGTATTTGACAATGACAAATCGGTGTAATGCTCTCCCATGAGCACTGCAACCGACATGCTACAAAAATACCTCGAAGCTGAAGCCGCCATCCTCAGCGGCCAAGCCGTGCGTTTTAACGAACGCATGTTAACCCGCGCCGATTTAGCCATGGTGCAAAAAGGTCGGCAAGAGTGGCAACGTAAAGTCGATGCTGAAACCCGCATCGCCGCAGGCGGTTCATCCATCCGTTACCAAACGCCGGATTTCAGCGCGTGAACATCATCGATCGCGCCATTGCCGCCATTTCCCCTGAAACAGCTGTCCGTCGCGCTGCCGCTCGTCGGGTGTTAGCCGCCTACGAAGCCGCCAAGCCCACCGTACTACGCAAACAATCCCGCGATGCCGGCAGCGGTGATCGTTGGGTGTCACAGGCTGGCAACAATCTACGCAACCAGGCGCGTTATCTGGATGCCAACCACGATTTAGCCAAAGGCGTCTTGAATGCGCTGGTGAATAATGTAGTCGGTGCCAACGGCATCGGCATCGAGCCGCAGCCGCGCACCTTCGGCGGCGAAATCCACGACGACTTTGCCGACAGCCTGTTGCGCTTATGGAAAGATTGGTGCAAAGAGCCGGAATGTACCGGCATAGAAGACTGGCCCGGCGCCCAGCGCTTGCTGGCCCGTTCCTGGTTTCGCGATGGCGAAACGATGGCCAAAGACCTTACCGGCAACATCCCCGGCCTCAACCACATGACCGAAGTGCCGTTCACGCTGGAATTGCTGGAAGCGGACATGTGCCCGTTGATCTACGATGATCCGGCCAAACGCATTATTCAGGGTATTCAAAAAAATGGCTGGGGTCGGCCGCTCAATTACTTTTTCTATCGCCAACATCCGGGCGACATCAATGTGTTTACCGCCCGGGCATTGGATTTAATCACGGTGGCTGCAGATCGCGTCAACCATCTAGCCAGCCGCGAACGCATTAGCCAATTACGTGGGGTATCGGTCTTCGCCGCCGTGATGACCCGGTTAGACGACATCAAAGACTACGAAGAATCCGAACGCATCGCCGCCAAAATCGCCGCCAGTATGGCCGCCTTCATCAAAAAAGGCACCCCGGATATGTACGAAGCTAATGCCGATGGCAAAGCGCGTTCGATGCGTTTTAGCCCCGGCATGGTATTCGATGACCTGGCGCCAGGCGAAGAAGTCGGCATGATCGACACCAACCGCCCCAACCCGCAACTGATCGAATACCGCAAAGGCCAGTTGCGTGCCGTCGCCGCTGGTACCGGTGCCAATTATTCCACTATTGCCCGCGATTACAACGGCAGTTATTCAAGCCAGCGCCAGGAACTGGTTGAAGGCTGGGCCAATTATCAAGTATTGACCGCCGAATTCATCAAATCCATGGCGCAACCGGTTTGGGACACCTTCGTCAAAACAGCGATTGCCAGCGGCGTTATCAAAGTGCCTATCGACATCGATGTGCTGTCGCTGAACGATGCGTTGTTTATTGGCCCGTCCATGCCCTGGATAGACCCATTGAAAGAGGTTAAGGGTAACAGCGAAGGCGAACGCGCCGCCTATATCGCCGGCCCGGAAATCATCCGCCGCCGTGGCGGCAACCCGCGCGACGTGCTGGAACAAGAGGCACGTTGGCGTCGGCAGTTACAAGACAAGGGGCTGATCAGTTCAGCCGATCCCGCAAACGATAACGGACCAGCAAATGACATTCTACAAAATCCAAGCCAAGGGCAATAAAGCCGCCGAAATAAATATCTATGGCGACATCGGCGAAAGCTGGTGGGGCGAATCGGTCACAGCTAAACAGTTCGTTAAGGATTTAGCTGCGCTGGATGTCGATACATTGACCGTGCGCATCAACAGCTATGGTGGTTCTGTAGCCGATGGCATTGCCATCTACAACGCCATCAAACGCCACAAAGCCAGTACGACGGTAGCAATCGACGGCGTGGCGGTCAGCATCGCCTCGTTGATCGCCATGGCCGGCGACAGCGTAGAAATGGCCGACAACGCCTTGATGATGATACATGCGCCGTGGACCTATGCCGGCGGTAACGCAGTCGATCTACGCGAAGCTGCCGATTTATTAGACAAATTCGCCAGCGCCATGAGCAGCAGCTATGCCGACAAAACCGGCAAAACCGTGGAAGCGGTGATGAGCTGGTTAACCGATGGCATCGACCACTGGTTTAGCGCTGCCGAAGCCAAAGCTGAGGGCCTGGTCGACAACGTGACCGATGCGCTGCCGGTCGCTGCCTCGTTTAATTTAAATAATCGTTACAAATCCATGCCGGCAGCCGCCGGGATATTCAATAAACCCGCAAAACAGGAGATGACCATGCCAGAAAAAACGGCAACCCAACCGGCGGCGTCCGAAAACCCCACCGCCAACCTAGTTACTCATCAACCCGCTATTAATGTGGCCGATATCGAAGCCAAGGCGTTAGCCCGTGAAACCGAGCGCCGCGCGGCCATCCGTGCCCGCTTTACGCCGTTGGCGAAAAAATATCCATCGGCGGGGCTGGATAGCATCATGGAGCAATGCCTAGATGATCCAACCATGTCTATCGATGCTGCCTCAGCTCGCCTAATGGACAAACTGGGCGAAGGCCAGGAGCCGATTGCTGGCAACCATCACCACCGCGTCGAAACCGGTGAAACCGACGTGGAAAAATTCGCCCGCGGCGTCGGTCAGGCCATCATGGCGCGCTGCGGCAAGGAAAAGCACGACCCACAAAACGAATTCCGTGCCATGCGCCTGGAAGACGTGGCCCGCGAATCATTGGCCCGCGCCGGCTTCAAAGTTAACGCGATGGATCGCTTGTCCATGGTGAAATCGGCCTTGGCTATGCGTCCTTCCGCATCCGGCTACGGCCAAACTACCAGTGATTTCCCGGTACTGCTGGAAAACGTCATGCATCGTATGGTGTTGACAGCCTACAACGCCACCCCGGACACCTGGTCGCAATTCTGCGTGACGGGTTCTGTATCCGATTTCCGCGAATGGCAACGTCTGCGCGTGGGATCGATTGGCGATATCGAAGATGTCAATGAGGCCGGCGAGTACAAACAGCGCTTGATTCCGGATGCAGCGAAAGAGGGCATCACCGCCAAACGTCGCGGCAACATCATCGGCATTACGCCTGAAGTGATCATCAACGACGACATCGGCTACATCGGCTCCTTGACCACCAACCTGGGCCGTGCCGGCAAGCGCACCATCGAAAACAAGGTGTTTGCCCTGCTGGCGGCTAATCCTGTCATGAAAGATGGCGTTGCGCTGTTTCATGCCACCCACGGCAACTTAGCCGAGACCGGTGCTGTGCCATCGGTCGATAGCTTGGAAGCGGCGCGCATGGCCATGGCCAGCCAAATGGATATCGGCGGCAACGAATACCTGGATATTCGTCCGGCGATTTGGTTGGGTGGTTTGTCCAAAGGCGGTGATGTGCGGGTATTGGTGGGTGCGCAATACGACCCGGATACCGCCAACAAGCTGCAAAAACCCAACAAGGTCAACGGCATCGT